TCTACACCAGGACGTACACTCTTTCCCTACACGACGCTCTTCCGATCTCCTCAAAGCCCCTTAGGAGGTTGCAAGGGGGTCGCGACCCCCTTGCTTAAAACAATTGGCTCTCAAACACAGCTCCCCGGGTTTTCGGTTTTCTCCAACTCGGTGGTAACGCGAACAACGGCGTGAACGACGGTCGTTTCTACGGCAACTGGAACAACTCCGCGGCTAACAGCAACTGGAACATCGGGGCGTTTCCCCTCTTTCGATGTTTAATAAAAATATCGGTGTTTATGAGCCATACCACTTGGTAAAAATAGTGCCGCCGCGAAAGCGGAAAGGAAACGGGCTAGTAGGTTAATTCTCGACCGCCCGTCTGGCGAAAGAGGTATGTTATGCCTAAAAGGATAGGATTTTTATATGAAGCATTTACAAGTTACGAAAACTGCGTAGTAGCCGAAAGGTTAATGGCTAAAAATAAACCCGACAATAAAATGGCAAAACACATAGGCAATCACGCAGAAGAATACGGATTATTGTTACATAAAACATTAATCAATGATTCGTGGACGCCAAGTAAAAACAGGGAATTTGACATTGTAGATAATTATAAGGGTAAAATTAGGCATCTAAAAGTTCCCTGTTTGGCGGACCAAGCAGCACAATACGCATGGTTAAATATTGCTATACCTTATATTGAAAAACGCAACTACTTTTATAACTGCGGTTCTATTCCAAAAGCTGGACAGATAAGAGCAATTAGGGCGTTAAAGAGATGGCTTGGCGGCAAGAAGCCCTATAAATATGGGGCAATTGCGGACATTCGACACTTTTATGATACTCTACCGCACAGTATAGTAATGAAAGGCCTTACTCGGATATTTAAAGATAAACGGTTTGTAAACTTTGCGGGGAAAATAATGCAAAGCATGAGCAAAACGGGAGTTGGGATAGCTATTGGGCATCCGTCATCACATTGGTTTGCCAATGTAGCACTTATGGAACTAGACCATTATCTATGCAATGAATTTAAGGATGTTGTATTTACAAGATATATGGATGACTATGCTATATTAAGTAACAATAAAAGACACTTAAAGAAATTTCTCTTATCGCTTATGGGAGAAATAGAAAAGCGTGGGATGAAAATTAAAAAGAACTATCAAATATTCCCGACAAAACAAAGAGCATTAGCATTCCTATCATACCGATTTTTTAGGGGTTATACGTTACTATCAAAACCCCTAATGTACAGAATATCACACCGAATAAAATCAGCAGCTAAAGGGCTTACGGTACATATAGCGGCAAGCGTGTTGAGCTATCTAGGAATTTTGAAACATTGCAACGGCTACAACTATAAACTAAAGCGAGTTTATCCATATGTTAAAATTAATGAATGTAAGGAGCTGATTTCCAATGCGGCAAAAAACAAATTATGCTGCGCAACCTGATAATGTTAAGATTGAACGTATAGGACATAATGCGGTGATCCGGCTGCGTGAAAACATAGCAGATATGTCCACCGAAGAAAATGCTCAATTCGAGGCCGACGAATACACCCTTGAAGTGCCGTACGCTTCAACACTCGAAAAACGTATTGAAGATGATTATGAAAGTTGGCTCAATCGTGCAAAACAAGCTGACTACGATAAGACAGCAGCAAATGCTAGAACGCAGAGGAACGCCTTAATCGCCGGAACTGACTGGACGCAGGTTGCAGATGTGCCATTAAACGAAACACAGATAGCGGTTTATGCGGAGTACAGGCAACGGCTGAGAGATGTACCACAGCAAGCAGGGTTCCCATATGACATTATATGGCCAACCTTATGAGCAATTTGCAAATTATCTGTGAGCTGTGTGAAATTGCTGAACTGCTTGTCGAAGTCGTAAATGAGCAAGCATTGTTATTAGAGCAGTCCGGGGCATTAATTGAAAACGATAAGCGTGAAACAGTTTTGGAACGATACCACACGTTACTTGGAATCGACGAAGCGCCAGACGATTAAAGCACCCAATTAAACCATTGACGGCGTAACCCTAACCGCTTCGGCGGTATTTTTATTTGGAGGCGGACATGATAGAAATAGGTATATTAATTGCAATTGTAGGTTGCTTTGTCGGATTAGCTGGCTGGCTCTCGGGACGCGATAAAAAAATATCAAATGATGCCGAGTGGAAAGGCTCAGTAAACGCAAAGCTTGATAATATAAATGTTGGTGTAAACGGCACAAACACAAAAATAGAAGCAGCTCAACTTGTTCTTGGTGATCATGGGGAGCGTCTTAGAGCTGTAGAAGAATCCGCAAAGCAAGCACATCACAGAATAGACGAACTTAAAAAAGGCACTGACAACAAATAATCATAAGCCCGCTTTGCAGCGGGCTTTTCTCACTATAAGGGGTGTTAAAAATGCCTATTGATACCGCATTAAAAAAGAAAAAAGAAACCCTTGCACCCGAAACTACAAAAACAACCACCACCGGAACCACGCCTACTCAAAACAATGTGCAGGCGAACGTCAGCAAGGCTACAACCGGGGCAGCTCCTGCCGCCAGCAACCCCAACCCCGGAGTGAATATCAATGCAGCGATAGTCGAGCATCAGAAACAGCAGGCGGCACAGGCAGCTACTCACGCTGCGTCGAAACAGGATTTACTGACTAAGCCGGTGCTGTACGAGCCTGCAGCCGGTTCTAACAGCGTTGCAATAAATAACGGATGGGTAAAACCGCAGGCAACCGGCGCGATTAATTCCACCCCCGAAGTGGCGGTAACAACAGCGCAGGATAATGCCAACGATATAGCCGCACAAAACGGATGGGCAACGCCGACAGTGAATACCGCACCTGCCTCTGAAAGTAAACCTCAATACACAGACAAATTTATGCACGATATGGGCGTAGCGCTCGGCAAGATACCGGCAGACGGCGGCACAACTACGGTAGAGGATAATGCTGACCTTACAGCTTCACAATCGGCAGCGGAGGATAATGCCCCTCAACAGCCGGCAGGCTCAGCGTATTCTAACACAGCTAACAATTTAGCCGCTCAACTTGAAAGCCTGTACACCTCTGCAGGAGATCGGTCGAGCAATAAAATAGACTATGCCACAAGCCAAAGCATCAGCGACCTCAACCGCGCTCTTGAAGAATCAAACGCCGCATACAGGGCGCAAAAGAATGAGGCAAACATTGAAGAAGCACAGGCCCTTGACAACCAAGCTTTAGCGTCTGCAGCTAAAGGCGACAGAGGCGGCATAGGGCAAGCACAGTACAGTTATATTCAAGCACAGGCTCAGGCGAGGCGGCAGGAAATTAATTCGGCGCAGCAGAAGCTTGCGTCTGACACAAGCCGCCAGATTGCCGACCTACGCGCCCAGGGTGAATATGAAAAAGCCGATGCATTACTGGAGCTTACACAGTCGAAGTTATCTCAGCTTATGGATATTCAGAAATGGGCTACCGAGGGCGAAATATCTGACCAGCAATATCAAGATTCTCTAAATCAGTGGTACCTTAATTATGAGCTTGAAAAGCAGAGTATGCTGGACAGTGAACAACAATATCAGGACACAAAGCGGCGGCAAGAGGCACAGGACAGTCAGAGTAATATGGCTTTTTACAAGGCGTGGGTTGACGATGCTGTTGCGAACGGGGCATCTTTGAAAGATATCCCCGAAGAATATATATCAGGCGCAGGTTATAACAATTCACTTGTTCAGAGTATGATTGACAAGCGAATTGCTGATGAATATGCTGCGGCTTATAAGTCGAGTAAAAGCACAACCGATAAATCACAGGAAACGAGTACAGATAATGTTCAGGAACTTTTTACAGCAGCGAGTAAAAGCGTTGACCCTGCTTCATATATTCGGCTCAACGTCAAGTCATACGGCATTACCGACGCTGCTACTGTATCAAAACTGATAAAGAGTTACGAAGAATGGGCGGCGGGAAACACAGGCTCATCTGCAGCGAGTGCATCAACCAACATTGTTGATTACGAATCTGCTGTTGATTATATGTTAGAACAAGGTGTTGATAATGGGACAGCAAGCTCCGCAATGACTAAACGTGAATGGCAGCGGCACAAAGCAACGGGGTCTGCCAGTGATGAAGTAACATATTATAACACTTATGAGGATTACCTTAACGCATACATTCAATACGCTATTGAAAATAAATAGCAAGGGGCTGTGAATAATGGCAATTACATTTAATGAATGGACAAAAAATAAAGCAGCAGAAAACAAAGGTGCAGCAATAGCGCAAGATACAGCAGCGGGTGCTAAAAAGTATGCTTCCTTTGCCGAATACACGCGCGACAAAGTTGCACCTGTACAGCGGCCGGAGCAGAAAGCTTACACGTTGGCTGTAACAGTGCCAAAAGCAGCAACAACGGTGCCTGTTATAAGCGCACCCGAGATAAAAGCACCTGCTATAAAAGCACCGCAACCTGTTCAACAGAACATTGCTACCGTAAAAACCACAGGTAACGCTCCCGTTCGCGGTTCGGCAGCTCGTGATTACGGAGTAGACTACAAGGTAAGAGCCGCACAAAGTCAACAGCCGCAGTATGATATTTCGCAGGGCGAGGACATACAAGCGCAGATAAAGCAGGTTCAACAGCAGATAGATGATAAGAAAGCTAAATACGGCAAGCAGCAGGCTAAATCCGGGCGCGCTGATGCAGCAGCAGGAGCAAATCTTTTCGGTAATGCTGTCTCGTCTTTAAACGAAGATGAAACCAAGCTTAAAGAGCTTCAATCTCAGTATCGCACTTGGCAGCAGAATATGTATCAACAGGAAAGCACGGCAGCGATGGCAAAGCTCACGCCGGAAGCGGCTGCGCTTGTCGATAAAATCGTTTTAGCCAAGACCGGATATCGTGGAGTCGACTTCGGTAAAGTTGACAAATCCGACCTCGCTAACCCTGCTTTGGTTCAGGAAAGCAAAAACCAGCTTGAAAAAGCAGGATATTCGCGGCGGGAGATTAATGACTTCATAGAATACCGTACCCGTGAACGCAACGCGGAAGTAACCAAAAAGCTTATGCAAGACGTTTCTGAACAAAGCGGTAAAAGTGGCTTTGCTAAAGTAGTCAGCAGCATTTACTCTGTTCTTGCTAACTTAGCCGGTGGTATTTCCGCATCTATAGGCACGATTATAGACAGCGTAGGCGACAAGTCCTGGATGCCGATAGACACCAATTCTGCATACTGGATGGCGTTAAACACAGCTAATGAAATACGCGAGACTGTCAGCAAGGACATGGGCAGCACAGGGAAATTCTTATACAACACCGGTATGAGCTTTGCCGATTCAATAGGCGTAATGGCTCTCTCCACCGCCGTAGGAGCGCCTAACGCAGGTGCCCTTGTTCTCGGCTTGTCTGCCGGTGCAAACACTGTACGCGATGTAACAGAGCGCGGAGGCGCAGCCAAAGAAGCTGTGTCAAGCGGTATAGCGGCGGCGGTATTTGAAACACTGTTTGAAAGAGTATCAATAGGTAACTTCGGGGCTGTTCAAAAGGCAATCAAGGAAGGAACCGAGGCAGGAGCCAAGACTACGCTTAAAAGTATGGCGAAGGGCATAGCCGCTCAGATGGCCGTCGAGGGGTCAGAAGAAGCCTTAACCGAGGTTGCAAATATAGTTTATGACACTTTAACAATGGGCGAGCTGTCAAATTACGAGCTGGCCGTTAAAAACTATATATCCAAAGGATTACCGGAAACAGAGGCCCGCGCCCGAGCAACAACGGAGTTGTTTACGCAAATAGGGCTTGCAGGTTTAGGTGGTATGCTCATGGGCGGTGCTTCCGGTTCTGTGGCAAGTGCAACCGGTTATATAGGCGGGCGCAAATCTGCGGCAGAGCCTATAATAGAAGCTGTGCAGCCAGCGCTTACTGCACAGGAGCAGCAACCAGCATTAGAAATATCTGCTGAGCAAACACAAGCAACAGCTAATGAAACCGAGCAGCCGAGCGTACAGGAGCAGCAGACCGCAAAGCCTATGCAGATGCCTCAAACGGTGGAGGCCGCTACAGAGGCGCAGGATAATCCACAAGCTATAAAAAGTCAGAAAGTTGAAACCCAAAATATAGCACAGCCTACGGTAGAACAGAAGCCTGCGCAGCCGGTAGAATTGCCAAAGGAGATAACCGGACAAAATGAGAAAACTAATGTATCTTTGACTTCTGATGCTGAGATAGCAAAATTATCAGAGAAGTTTGGAGAAAATGGGAAAAAAGCTTTTCTTGAAATTTTGGATAAGAACAAAGATATCTCAGAACAATTCGGCGGCTTCTCAGTGTATTATGAAGCTGGCAAAAGAGGAACGCCACAGGACCGTATTAGCTCCATGCTTGGTGACAAACTTACTGAAACTCAGAAATCTGCTGCTCATAACGCCGGTGCCAATGACGCAAATGCGGCAGTAACAAAATTAAAAGAATCTGCAGCAATTAAGCCTGAGCCGATTGCTGACAAAGGAACCAATAACGACACCGAAACATTGTCAAAATCTCCCTTGCAATCTGAACCGGCTGAGAATACAATAAAGCCGGAAAAATCCGAAATTACAACATATTTGAAGAAGCTCCCGCACAGAGATGCTACCCTGTTTGAAAAGTGGGCGGCTAACGAGTGGGTAAATGTCGATATAACCGATACCGAGAACACAAAGGTTAAAGAGTATAAGCAATTCTTTAAGACATTTTATGAGGCTGGCAAGAACAATACTCCTAAGCATAAAGTACCAAAGGTTGAATCTGACTTTGAATTTCCCCCATTTCTTGAGGATATATTTTATAATGCCGGCAAAGAAACAGCGCGGCGCAGTGCTGTAATATCAGAAGTGAAACCCGATGCCATAAAGGAGGGCACTGAAAGTGAAACCAATAAAACGGCTGACAACGGAACAGAGGTGCAATCTTCCGTATCCGGCGAAAGTTCAGGAAGAATACTGGAGGGAATACCTTCCGAGAATGTACAACAGTCTGGCGGACAAAGGGGAGCTGTACGACCTGTTAATGAAGAACGGGGAGAGGCTTCTCGACCTGCAACTGGACTTGATGCAGAACGGGATGGCAGAGGACGGAGCTTGGGAGGTAGTGAAAGAGGAGATATTCTCGCTGAGCCCGGAGAACTGACAGAGGAACAACAGCCGCTTTCTGAAGCGATTGATATAAAAACAGAACAAACCGTAACTGAAACTCCGAAAGGAGCCAATTTCTCAATAGGCGATACCCTGAGTTTACCCAACGGCGAAAAGTCACGTTATAAGGCTAACATCGAAGCTATCCGCACATTACGCCTCATAATGTCTGAGGGGCGGCATGCTACTGAAGCGGAGCAGATAACTCTTTCTAAATATGTGGGCTGGGGTGGTCTTGCAAACGCTTTTGACGAGAAAAAAGCTGATTGGGAAAAGGAATATAAAGAACTTAAAGAGCTTTTATCCGGAGATGAATACAAAGCAGCGCGAGGCAGCACCCTAAACGCACACTATACTGATATAAGCGTTATAAAAGCCATGTATGCCGGGCTTGACTTGCTGGGGTTTAAGGGAGGCCGACTGTTAGAGCCGTCCGGTGGTATAGGTCACTTTATAGGAGCTATGCCAAGCGATATGACTTCTCAGGTGAAAAGCTGGACGATGGTTGAGCTTGACACCATTACGGGCAACATAGCGAAATACCTGTACCCTAATTCTGACGTTCGCGTTCAAGGCTTTGAAAAGGCAAACCTGCCGAACGGCTATTTCGATATTGCTATATCCAATGTGCCTTTCGGTAATTATGCCATAATAGATAAAAGCTATCCCAAGCAGGTAACAGGCGCAATACATAACTATTTCTTTGCAAAAGCACTCGATAAGGTGCGTCCGGGTGGTATTGTCATGTTCATAACCAGCCGTTACACTCTGGATAGTGCCAATAACGAAGTAAGAGAATACATTCAGCGCCGGGCAGATTTGCTGGGTGCTATAAGGCTTCCTGATACGGCATTTAAAGCCAATGCAGGTGCCGAGGTTGTCACCGATATTATAATCCTCAAAAAGAGAGCTGAGAACACAGCTTATTCCGGTGAGGAATTTATAAACGCTACATATAAATATCAGGGCAATAACGGAGCGTATATAAACGAATACTTTACTAATCACCCTGAAATGCTTCTCGGAGAAATGAGCTTTGAGGGCAAAATGTATAACAGAGGCGAAGTAACATATAAAGCCTTGCCCGGCAAACTTGACGAGCAAATTAAAAAAGCCTTTGAAAGCATTACGGGCCGTATGGAATATCCGAAGCAGCCAACGGCAGAAGAATCGGTTAAGTCTGTGGCGAGAGAAACCGCAAACGGCATAAAAAAAGGTGCGTATGTTTCAAAAGGCGGCAAGCTGTTCATGGAGGAAAACGGGGAGCTTGTCGAGCAAAAAATAGAAGCAAAAAAGGCAGAGCGCATTACCGCAATGCTCGACATAAGAGACCAGGCGAGACAGCTCCTTAATAAACAGCTTGAAAACTACCCAGAAGAAACAATTAAGAAATTTCGCAACAGTTTAAATAAGGCTTATGATGAGTTTGTCAAGAAACACGGATATATAAATAGCCCTGCAAATAAAACCGTTATAGGGCAAGACCCCGACTTTCCTTTTATATCTGCGCTGGAAAACTATGATAAAGATACGAAAACAGCCACAAAAGCGGATATATTTACGAAAAATACCGTAGCTCCGTTAAAAACTATTACTCATGTCGATAGCGTATCTGAGGGGCTTATCGTATCAATCAATGAAACTGGCGGCGTAGATGCGAAGCTCATATCAAGGCTTACAGGGCAGGACGAAAGCAAGGTAACAAGGCAGCTCATAGACAGCCGTCTTGCCTTCAAAGACAGGAATGGTAACCTTGTCACGGCTGAACAGTACCTTTCCGGCAATGTTAAAGCAAAGTTAAAAGACGCTGAAGCTATTGCACCAATAGATAAGGATTATGAGAACAATATCGAAGAATTAAAGAAAATAGTACCTCCTGACATACAATATCAAGACATATATGTTCAGCCCGGTGCTACATGGATTCCCGATGTGGTTTATTCTGACTTTGCGGCTCATATACTCGGAACGAGAAATAACGAATGGAGCAAAGCGGTTGATGTAACATATGTAAGAACAACAGGCCAATATAATATAGAGCTGAAAAAAAGCTACCTTAAATATAGCGTCGAGAACACGCAGACATGGGGAACCCGTGACAGAAGCTTTGAGAAGCTTTTTGAAGCCCTTATGAATAACCGCTCCGTTACTGTTCGTAAAAAGCTCGATGAAAACACAACCATCGTTGATAAGCAAGCTACAATAGCAGCGCAGGAAATGATGGAAAAGATTAAGCGTGAGTTTCAGACATGGATATGGACAGATGAAACGAGGCGCCTCGAGCTTGCAACACTATATAACGATATGTTCAACAACACAGTTACGCCGAAGTATAACGGTGACAATCTGACGGTCAAGGGTGCTAACCCGGCTAAACCCCTCAGAGAACACCAGCGTAACGCTGTGCAGCGCGTTATATCGTCCGGGGGCAACACCTTACTTGCTCACAAGGTCGGAGCCGGTAAAACGGCTGAAATGGCGGCGGCAGCTATGAAGCTACGGCAACTTGGCATTGTCAGAAAGCCTATGTTTATAGTACCGAAATCACTCGTCGGGCAGTGGGGCAAGGAATTTCTTGACTTCTTCCCGACAGCAAAGGTACTTGTCCTCGGAGATACAGACTTCTCAGCCAAAAACAGAAAAACCTTTGCGAACCGCATAGCAACGGGCGATTATGATGCTGTTATACTATCTCAGGAGCAATTTAAATCCATACCAATGTCACCTGAAAATCTGAAAGAGTTTTACGAACAACAGATTTACGAGTTGGAACTCGCCATATCTGAGACGCGCCGCGCAAAAGGCAAGGGCGATATGTCCATTAAACAGATGGAAAAGGCAAAAAAGAGCTTTGAGGCGAAGCTCGCTAAAATCGGCTCCATGAAAAAGGACGAGGATAATATCGACTTTGAATCACTTGGAGTTGATTCCCTGTTTGTGGACGAGGCCCATAGCTATAAAAACCTGTTCTATACAACAAATATGCAGAATGTGTCCGGCCTCGGCAACCGCGACGGCAGCCAAAAATCCTTTGACTTGTATATGAAGGTCAGATACTTGCAAAAGCTCAACAATGGGCGAGGCATAGTATTCGCAACTGCAACGCCGGTTATGAACAGCATGAGTGAAATGTATATCATGCAGAAATATCTACAGGGTGACTTGCTCGATCAGCGAGGGATATCGTCTTTCGACGCATGGGCTAACCAATTCGGTGAAGTAGTAACCGTTATGGAGATGAACCCGTCCGGCAAAGGTTACCGCCAGAAACAAAGCTTTTCGCGGTTTAAGAACCTCGGTGAGTTACAGCAGATGTTCACCAGCTTTACGGATGTGCTGACAGAGATACCAGGACTTAAAATTCCGTCCATGAAAGACGGCAAGCGTATTATCATTGAGTGCGAACCCTCCGAGTATCAGATGGCATACATAGACAAGCTTGCAGAGAGAGCTGATGCCGTTAAGGGTGGACGCGTTGACCCAAGAGAAGATAATATGTTGAAGATAACCAGCGACGGGAGAAAGCTGTCATACAGTCAGCGCCTTATTGATGCTTCATTACCGTATGAGCCGGACGGTAAGATATTCAAGTGCGCTGATAATGTGGCTCAGATTTATAAAGATACTAAGGCAATAAAAGGAACTCAGCTAATATTCTGCGATATGGCTATACCGAAAGGCGGCCAGACCGAAACAAGCGAAACAGACACAGAGGCCCCGGACGAAGCGGAGAATGTATCTATCTATGACGATATTAGACGGCAACTAATATTGTCGGGGATCCCCTCTGAGGAAATAGCCTTTATACACTCTGCTGACACTAAAGAGAAAAAGGAAAAGCTATTCCAAAACATGAACGACGGCAAAGTGCGGGTGCTTATTGGCTCAACCGGAAAAATGGGTGTAGGCATGAACGCACAGAAGCGCATGGTTGCCTTGCACCACCTTGACGCGCCCTGGAGACCGGGCGACATTGAGCAGCGCGAGGGTAGGGCGCTTCGTCAGGGCAATATGAATGATGAAGTCGGTATATATGTCTATGTCACGAAAAAGACCTTTGACAGCCGAATGTGGGATAACCTACAGCGTAAAGCTTCATTCATACACCAGATAATGAGCGGCACAGCCAACGCGAGAGAAGCGGAGGGCGACGGCGATTTTGCGCTTTCCGCCGCCGAGATTAAATCTATTGCTTCAGGTGATCCGCTCATTATGGAGCAGTTTGAAGTAGCCGCAGAGCTGACTAAGCTTGAATCATTAAGGCGTGAGCATACAAGAACCGTAGTAAACGCCAAAGGCAAATTAAGCGAAGTAATTAGAGATATAGCAACGGCAGAGGCTAATATACCTATATTAAAGAAAGACATCGCAACTCGCGTCGATACCTCTGGCGACAATTTCAAGGTTACTATAAACGGTAAAGTATTCGCCGAAAGAAAAGATGCCGGTATGCAAATTATTGATGCTGTCAAAGAGCTTGCCAAAGAAGCTACAGGAACAGAGGAACAACAGAAAGATATCGGCAATGTAGCCGGATTTAAGCTTACTGTCACCAATAAAGGCAACGGGTATATAAGCGGCACAGGAACATATCTCTTTGTAGTGAATTTAGACAGCCCCTCCGGAACGGTGCAGTCTATGGAAAGCGTCCTACGCAGCTTAGAAACAAGACTTCAGGCAAATCAAGAAAAGTTAGAAACACGCCGGAAGGACGTTACCAAACTTGAGAAAATAATCAGTTCGACATTTGACCGTCAGGACGAGCTTAACAAGCTAATCAACCGTAACAACGAAATCATGGCAATTCTCAACCCGAAAGAGAGTGTCGCGGTAACTGACGAGGGCGCCGAGGTCGAGGATGACGGCGACGACGTTGACAACCTTATTAAAACAGAAGTTGACAATAAGAACCCGACTAACGACTCAGATATTGAACACATGGCCGCTACCGCCTCCCCTGCATCTGAGTGGACAGCAACCCGCGTCGGTGAAGCAAAGGTGCCTAAACGCCTGTCTGACATTATCTCTAAAATGCGGCATGACTTCGGAATACCTATCACAAAGGGCAATATACGTAGTTCAAAGGTGTCGGCGCAGTATGACAAGCACGCGGAAACCATAAGAACAAAAATAGCGAACGACCTTCCGGATGTAGCGCACGAGCTTGGACACCATCTCAACAACATTCATAAGATAACCGCTGCATTCGGCAGCGGTTTTACTTCGACCATGCGGCAGGAATTGCACGACAACCTGAGCGCAGAGATGAAAACGGCTTATAAGAAAGAAAAATATACCTCTGAGGGCATGGCTGAGTTTGTCCGGAAATATCTGCAGAACCGTGAAACGGCAGCTATAGACTATCCGACATTTACACCGCACTTCCTCTCAAAACTGACGCCTGCAGAACGGGAGCTGATTGACGAGCTGGCTGATGACGTTAATGCGTATTATTCGCTCGACGCTGATACGGCAACATCATCTATTAAGCTCTCAGAGGACAAAGGCGCTGATTTTAGAAAAGTTGGTGAAAAAGCAGCCGATAAAGCAGACTATCTCTATCAAGCGTGGGTTGACTCTAATCATGGGATTAAACGATTTGATAAAGCCGCTGGCACCAATACCTACAAGCTGGCTTCTAACGCCGCTTACTCGCCCGATGTAGCTTATGCTATGTTGACAGGTGATCTGTACGATGTAAAAGGCAGCTTAGTCGGTGACGGTTTGTATAAGGCGCTGGACGGACTGGACATAAAGAACAGAAAGGAATACCTTGACTTTGGCGAATACCTTATTGTCAAACATGGCCCCGAACGTCTTGAGGAAGGGCTAAGAGTGTTTGCCGATGACAGGAAAAATTCCTCTATCTGGATGAACCGCAGGCAGGCAGAACTTGAAGCAAAATATCCGCAATTCAAAGATATATCGGAAAAGCTATATAAATTCCAGCGCGATTTTCTGAGAACGTGGGGCGTGCAAACCGGCCTTGTATCTTCCGACAGCTACGACGAATGGGGCGAACGATGGAAATATTATGTCCCGTTTAACCGTGATGTCGGAGAAGCAGGACGAACCGGAGCGAAACGCGGCTATGCAAATCAGAATAGCACAATCAAGAAAGCACGCGGCAGCGGCCTTGATTTTATTCACCCGGTAGACAATATAATTAATAATGTCGTTCGTATGGTTAATGCCGGTTCACGTAACAATGTAATGGCGGCGATTACTCAAGCAGCAAACGATATAGACGGGCTTGGAGGTTTCCTTGAAAAAGTGCCGATGCCTCTTAACCGGACAGGGGTCAGCACAGAGGGGCTTAAAAAAAATCTAAAACAAGCTGTTGTAAATGCAGGTATGGTCAAAAGCGACGAGGACGCTGCGTTTGATATCGTTAATAATATTGACGATATCCTGTATCAATACGGGCGTGGTAAAGCCTACGGCGACACTGTGACCGTTCTCCGGGGCGGCAAACCTGAATACTGGCAGATAAACGATCCGCTGTTACTGGAGTCTGTCACAAACATGAATCCTGCACGAATTAACGGCATACTTGAAACATATGGGCGTGTTTCGCGTTTCATAACAGGCAACATAACCGGAAATAACGTGATATGGTCGCTGTTCTCAAACTTCCCGCGTGACCTAATGACAATGTTCGTCTACTCCAAGGATAAAAACCCGTTGCACATACTCGGCGGCATAGGCTCAGCATATCTTAACAAATTCAAAGGCGATAAAGCTGATCCGATTTACCGGGAGTACATAGCGATGGGCGGTGGCAGGACTTCTGCATATACCTCAGATAAAGACCTTTCCAAAAACATACGACGCAAGTTGACAGGCCAGACATGGAAAAACCCGCTTGAATGGATAGAGTACGTCGCTGACACAATAGAGCTGGGGCCGCGCTTTGCTTACTATAAAATACTGAGGAACCAAAATGCGACGCCGCAGGAAGCTTTCTATGGCTCAAATGAAATAACGGTAAACTTCCGGCGCGGCGGTATATGGGGCAGGGAAGTCAATAAGGTTGTGCCGTTCTTTAACGCAAGCACTCAAGGCCTTGATAAATTCGCCCGGTGGACTACCGCGGAGGACGCGCCTAAAGGGCAGAGAGCAAAGACAGCTAAACGGAGGGTGATAACCTATATTGCTGTGTCGGCGGCTATTGCTGCACTCAGCTACGCATTAAATGGGCGTGACGATGATAAGAAAAAGGATTATGCTCAGTTGTCCAACTACACCAAAAATAATTATTGGTGTATCCCTCTCGGCGACGGTAAATACTTCGCGATAACCAAACCGCGCGAACTGGCTGTATTATCCTCATTCTTTGAGTCTGCTATTGAACGCGCAGGGGGTAATGACAAGGCTTACGACGGCTTTTATCAATACTTTGCTGATACCTGTATGCCCCGGGTAGTTGCTGACTTGGCGCAGCCGACAAACGACTTGGGTGGTTACGCTTTAAATGTAGTTGGCAATTTCGGGATTTTAGGAAGCATGACAAACATTGCAGCAAATAAAGACTTCCTCGGTAAGCCCATAGTTGGCAAATCGCTTGAAAGCATGGAGCCAAAGGATCAGTACACTAACCGCACTTCAAAAATGGCATACTGGATAGGGCAGGCTTTTAACGTGTCGCCTACGCTTGCTGATTACTTCTTTCAACAGACGCTCGGCGGTTGGTGGAAGATGCAAAAAGCATTGTTCCCTGTAGGCAGCGAAAATGTTGACCTTACGCTTGGCGTTCAGAACACCTACGTTAAGGATAACCAATACAGCACCGACGTTATAAATAGGATGTACAACGGGTTGAGCAAGGCTGAAAAAGCAAAAAACTCTGATACTGATAATTTCGATAAGCAGTTAAATTATGCATGGTACAGTAAAATGGCGGCTTTCTACAGCACATATTATAAGCTTCAGAAAGATAAACCCGACACTCAATCAAGACGTGCAACGCGGCAAGCTGTTCTCAACATGGTAATGGAATTTGAGAAGAACATGGAGAATGGTTATCGTTCACAGCAGCAAGCGACTATTGAAAGTTATAGCAAAAAAACAGGCAAAACAGAGTTTCTACCCACGGCACTCGACAGCACACTCAAAATCGACGATAACACAAGCTACACGCTGACCGACGCTGAGTATGTCGATATGCAGACTGATTACCTCGGTTTGTACTATGACTATGTGACAGATGCGCTTAACGGTAAGTACAAAACCGAAACCGAAAAAGAGTCTGCTGTCCGTGCGGCAAAGGCAAAGGCCGCGGATAAGGCTCGGCAGGACGCGCTTGAAGTAGCGGCCAGGGCAACCAATAACACTAAATGGCTGGAACAAAAAATGTGGGACGGGTTATCTGCCAAAGCTCAGGAGCAATACATAGTAAATGTGAAACTGGCCGGCGTAAAGCTAAAAACTTATGCCGATGTGCTTGAGTATGATGCAAACGCAGTTGCTGACAAAGATGAGGACGGAGCAACGATAAGCGGCAGCAAGAAAGAAAAGGTGCTTGCGTACATAGATAGTCAAAAGCTGTCAGACGAACAAAAGGACGCTCTTTATCTATCTCTCGGTTATTCCGAAGATACTATGTGGGAAGCTCCGTGGAACTAAAAGTAAAGCCCTGCCGGGTAAAACCGGTGGGGCTTTATTTTTTTAACTAAAACTTAATTTGTCAAGAAAAATATTTGTATAAAATAAAATCCGCCTTGACATTAACTATCAAAGCGGTTTATAAATATATGCATCATTTTGAATTTTACGGTAATTTTTATTCGTTGCTACTCAGTGACTTATTGAAACTCGATTTATCCAGTAATTCAGCCATTTTTCGCACGTTCCCGAACCATGCGCGATACCAAA